TATAAAGGCCATGCTTATTTCCATGATGGTAAATTATCATATTCCAAGAGAGGGAACAGAATCAGTGGTGCTGTCAACACCGCATCTGGTAATGTTCTGCTCATGTGTAGTATGATATATAACCTGTGGGAATACATTCGCATTAAATATAACAGACCGGACTTTAAACTAAGATTGGGAGATGCAGGAGATGACTTCTTTATAGTATGTGAAAGACAGGACGGATGGATGATCGACGAGACAATCGAATCATACCTCTATGACCTTGGATTCACGATAACTATGGAAACACCCATCGATGTAATTGAACAACTTGAGTTTTGCCAGACGCACCCCGTCTGGACTCCAGACGGATATTTAATGGTCAGAATACCTCAAAAAGCCATTGCTAAGGATTCTATCTCAGTCAAACCGCTCATCAACGAGAAAAACGCACGTAGTTGGGCTCAATGTGTTGGACAAGGAGGTTTATCTTTAACAGGCGGAATACCGGTATGGCAAGAGTTTTATAAAACAATGGAAAGATATGGCAAAGGGGCCAAAAAATGGAAAGATGGAAAGAATATGCAGACCGGATTGTTTTGGATGGCACGTAATATGAACCGAAAGGAACGTGAAGTACATCCATTAACTAGAATTTCTTTTCACAAAGCATTTAATATACCAGTTCATTGGCAACAATCGTTAGAAAAATTCTACAAAAGCTTTGATATAGGCGTGGATACCAACCTAAACAGGTACACACCAATCTTTGGATAAGAAATTATCCATGGACGTCCGAAGACGCTAAACTACGCTGGTGTTCCGCGAAGACCAAAGGAGAACAGAGCGCCATAGGTATAGGTTCTCCTATTGGGTTGTTGGGATTTATATGACCAAAACAGTTACTTCTGTGCTAAACAAAATGCCAAGAGACTGCACGGCTCAGCCTTCCACGTTATATATGCATCATCAATTGAACATATAGAGAGGCGCCCAATGATGTACAGTCCCAGTGAGTCATTCTGGCATCCAATACAAATGACAAACAAAAACAAAAAC